CTAGAGTAGAAAAAGAACATGGGCAAATAGTTTTCTTTGCTATGTCTGTACCTGACTATGAACTCATGTCTTACAATATGCAGGAATTGAAAAGATATATAAATGAACTTAAACAGGTTGTGGTCTATTATAGAAAGGTTACTACAAATAAACCTGAAACAGGGGAGTAAAATGAACATATCACAAGAGGGGATAGCTTTAATTAAAAAGTTTGAAGGTTGTGAATTAGAAGCATATCAAGATTCTGTAGGTGTTTGGACTATAGGATATGGTCATACTAAAGAAGTTAAAGAAGGTAATAGCATAAATCAAGACGAAGCCGAACATTTGCTACAAGAAGAAATGCCTGAATATGAAGGTTATATAAATGACATGGTTACAGTACCTTTAAAACAATGTCAGTTTGATGCTTTAGTTTGTTGGGTTTATAACTTAGGACCAACTAATCTTGGTGAGTCAACACTATTAAAATTACTTAATGCAGGTGACTATCATACAACACCATCACAAATTAAAAGATGGAATAAAGCTGGAGGAAAAACATTGCAAGGATTAATTAGACGAAGAGAAGCGGAAGCATTGCTTTTTGAAGGCAAGGAATGGATTGAGGTCTAGAATGCCATTAGCAAAATTTGTTTTTAAACCAGGAATAAATAAAGAAGGAACTAACTACTCCAATGAGGGTGGTTGGTTTGACTCTGATAAAGTAAGATTTCGCAAAGGGCGACCAGAAAAGATAGCAGGATGGGAAAAAAATACTTTAAATAATTTTCAAGGCACTTGTAGAAGCTTGCATTCTTATAGAGACCAAGGACAAACAGATTATGTTGGAGTAGGTACACATTTAAAATATTATCTTAAACAGGGTAATAATTTTAATGATATAACTCCTATAAGAAAAACAAGCACAAATTCAATAACCTTTGCAGCAACAAATGGTTCTTCTACTATAACTGTAACTGATTCAAGTCATGGTGCAGAAACAGGAGATTTTGTTACATTTGCACAAGCAGTAAGTTTAGGTGGATTAGTAACAGCAGATGTTTTAAATCAAGAATATGAAATATTAAAAACTTTAACTACTAATACATATACGATAACAGCTAAAGATACAGACGGAAATACAGTTACAGCAAACTCTAGCGATAGTGGTAATGGTGGTTCAGCAGTAGATGGTTCTTATCAAATTAGTATAGGTTTAGATGTTTTTGTTAAAGGAACAGGTTGGGGTGCAGGTACTTGGGGTGCAGGCACATTTGGTTCAGTAAGCCCTATATCAGCTTCTAGCCAGTTAAGATTATGGTCACAAGATAATTTTGGAGATGATCTTATATCTTGTATAAGAGGTGGTGGTATATTTCTTTGGGATGAAAGTGCTGGTGCAACACAAAGGGCAGTAGCTTTTTCAGATTTATCAGGTGCAAGCAATCCACCTATTATTGCTTTACAAATAATGATGTCAGATGTAGATAAACATATAATTTGTTTTGGAGCTAATACTATTGGTGGATCAACAGCAGACCCTTTATTAGTTAGATGGTCAGATAAAGAAAGTTCTATTGATTGGACACCTACATCAACTAATCAAGCAGGTGGTGTTCAATTATCACAAGGCTCTACAATTATTGGTGCATTACGCACAAGACAAGAAATACTTATATGGACTGATGTTGGCATAGTTTCTATGCGTTTTGTTGGTGAACCATTCATTTTTTCTTTTTCAGAAGTAGCACAAGGTCCTTCACTAATATCACCTAATGCAGCAGTAAATGCCAATAATAGAGTTTACTTTATGGATAGGGGTGGATTTTATTCATACTCAGGTAATGCACAAAGATTAGCGTGTACTGTATTAGATCATATATATTCAGATATAAATTTAGGTCAACAATTTAAAGTCTTTGGTACATCAAACGAAAATAATAATGAAGTAATTTGGTTTTATCCTTCAGCTAATAGTATAGAAATAGATAAGTATGTTATTTATAATTACCTAGAGAATACATGGTCAATAGGCACAACGTCTGATGGCTTTACTAGAACTGCATGGATAGAAGCACCTTCATTAGATTTTCCATTAGCTGCTGCTAAAACATCAGGCAGTAATACCAATTACCTTTACAATCAAGAAATAGGACACAGTAATGATGGTGAAGCATTTACTGCTTACATAGAGTCTAGTGATTTTGATTTAGCTCCTGATGGAGAAAGATTTACATTTATATCTAAATTAATACCTGATATAGAATTTAGAGATCAACAATCAACGAGTGATAGTGTTACTTTTACTATTAAAGGTAGAGATTATCCTTTACAAGATTTATCAACATTACAGACTATTGATGTAACACCAGCTTCTACATTTGCAAATACTAGAGCAAGAAGCAGACAAGCTGCATTGCGTATATCAAATTCATCTAGTGATTATGGTTGGAGATTAGGTGATTTACGATTAGAGATTAGACCAGATGGAAAAAGATAATGGCTGAAATTAAAACGCTAGCATTACCAGCAGCAGATATAGAATATGATTCTAATAATGAAGCAGTAACAAGAAGAACAATAGAACAAGCAATAGAAAGTATAAATACTAAAATTACTAATATACAAAAATTACAAGACTCAGTTACTAGTAAGTCAGCTATACGCAAACAATTTTTATTAATGGGAATTAAACATGGCTGATATATTAAAAGTATTAGGTCAGTTAGACCCATCAGCTACTACAACAACAGTTTTATATACTGTGCCCGATATGACACAAACTACAATTAGTTCTATTGTGGCAGCTAATCGCACAGGATCAGCCATAACATTTAGATTGAGTGTTCATGTAGCTGGTGCAGGTGCAGATGATAAACAATATTTATATTACGACAAATCAGTTGCAGCTAATGACTCATTGGCTATAGTTATAGGTATAACCCTTAATCAAACAGATGTATTAAAGGTTTATACAAGTGCGGTTGATATGAGTTTTAATGTGTTTGGATGTGAAACCTTAGAGGAAAGATAGTGTTTATACCTACAGAGCATAAAATTAAAAAAGGTGATACTTTGAGTGAAATAGCTCAAATGTATAATACTAATGTCGAGTATTTAGCTAATTTAAATAATATTAAAGATATTAATAAAATTAAAGCTGGTAACACTTTAAAACTATTTGACTTTAAAGAAGGCTCACCAACTCCTATGACAGGCAGACCTTTTGGAGAGTCATTATTTTCGTTTACTGATAAAGAGTCATCTTTAAGAAAAAAAATAGAAGAGTCTCCTGGTGTTGGACTTTCTGCTTTAAGTGATCCAGATGACCCTACAAAATTAAATCCAAAATTATTAGAATTTTTTTCAGGTTTAAATCCATTTGCAGATAAAAAACCTACAACAATAGAAGAAAAATCAAAACAAAAAGAAACTGTAAAACCTTCTATTACAGAAGAAGAATCTTTTTTACCTATAAATATAAGACAAATTTTTAGTCCTGGACAAGATAGAACAGAAAAAGATTTATCAAAAGAAGAAAGAGATACTTTAAAAAAAGTTATAGCTAGAAGTCAAACACCAGAAAGAATAGCTGAAAAAGAAGCATCAGGTTTAAATCCTTATGCTATTGAGTATAAAGATTATGAAACTACCGAAAAAGGTGCTCAATATGCAGATGTAGGTGGAGACATGGGTTTGTTAGGATTATTTAATAAATTACAAAATCCTGCATACAATTTAAAAACTTTTTTAGGTCAAGCATCAGCAATACCACAAGAAGGTGGGGGTTATAGAATACAAGATATATATGATTTCAAGCCATCAACAAAAGCACAAGGATTGACTAAGTTTGGTGAATACTTATCTAGTATAGGTGAAGCAGGATTTAATCCTTATAGTCAAGTAAGAAACTTTATGGGTTATTATGGACCTCAAGAAGGCACAGGTATGGGTGGTAGAAGCGATATTAGAATTATGAAACAAGGTGGAGATACTATGGATATACAACAACAAACTAAAAACGTAGCAGCACAAGGTCGTTATGGCGATTCTATGTTACTGCACGTTAATCCAGCAGAGGTTAAAGGTTTAGCATCAGCTATGCCTATAACTGTTAATCCTCAAACAGGACAACCTGAAGCTTTCTTACCATTTCTAGCACCTTTATTAGGTAGCATGGGTTTTAGTG